CTTTTTTATAATTTTAGGTTATATACCTTTTGTTCTAAAATCTTTCTCTTTCCTTTTAAATTTAGTTACCTCCGCCTCCTCTTATATTGTTCAATCTGACCAAAATCACCCTGATTTTTTATGGGGTTTTAGGTTTTGAAAGAGAATAAAAGAGAATACGGGAAAAACTAAAGAGGTCAGAATTAAGGATAAAAAAACAAATAAGGTCCTAAAAAAGAAGATAAATATTACTAGGGAAGTAGATGTCACCTATAAAACTGGATTATTTCTAAAAACTGCTCGTTTTTGTATGCTTCCAGAACATGGAGGAAAAACAAGGATAATAGTAATCGGGGATATCTTTTCTCAAAGTCTTCTAAAGCCCTTTCATGAAAAAGTCTTCTCGATTCTTCGTTCCTTATTTACTGATGGTACCCATGATCAGGATAGGCAGTGTGAGCGCATTAGAAATTTTTCTCAGAGGGGTCTTAACGTCTATTCATTTGATCTCAAGGACTGTACTGATCGTTTTCCAGTTTCCTTTCAACGCCAGGTAGTCTCAAAGATATTTGGATGGAAGTTAGGTGGTCTATGAGAAGCAGTTATTTGTGATAGGTGAATATCAGACCCCCATGGATCCTCTTTTCTTAGATATGAAGTTGGTCAACCTATGGGTTTACTTTCCTCATGGGCTGTCATGGCTCTTAGTCACCACGTTGTTGTTGGCATTTGTGCCAACAAGTGTGGTCTAAAATCTTTCATAGATTACTCAATAGTTGGTGATGACATTGTTATCGCCAACGACCTGGTTGCTATAGAGTATAGAGATTTTATGACTAACGTTTTGGGAGTAGAAATATCTAAACCAAAAACAATTATTGCCAAGAATGCAGCTGAGTTTTGTAAAAGGTTGTATTATAATGGTTATGATTGTTCTCCACTCCCTCCTATGTTAGTCAGATCTATTATGACCCAACCTAGAATTATATCTTTGTTAAGGAGTTTTGTTGAGGATAGATATAATTGGATTAATCATCCATCCCATTATTTTGGAGTCTTACAAAAAAGGCACTGAAAGTTAGCAAGGTATATGTTGACATGCCCCCTTTGGTTTTCCTCTTCTGTTTTTCTTTGGAAGATGTTCACAAAAGAAAATCTTTGGGCTCTTGTTCAACAGATAAAATCTCAACAAAGTGTAAAGACTCCATCTGAAGTTTCTTCAAAAGCAACTTCTGA